CTCCGCTTATATGAACCTTATGATTATGGGTCCAAATGCGGCGCGACACAAAAGAGCTGATTGTTTCTGGGTACATTCTTGGGTATGCCCGAGATTCTAAAAAGTCATTGGCTTGTATCAAAGCATCTGATGCATTGTGTAGTTGTGTTGTGCGAGTGCCTGACAACTGGCCGTATTGAATAATTGAATTTTCATCACGCGCATTCTCTGTGCCTGCCCGGTATGTCACATTCACATCATTGACGATTTCGCCCCATTGGGCTTGTGTGCGTAAGCCTTGGGCAAGAATGTCATCAGCTGTGAGAGTTAATGGGCTTGCGCTGGCTCGGCTGGCGTAATCGTCATAATGCAGATCACCATCGCCACCCTCCCAAAGCACACCGCGACCAGAGTTGGCTGCATTAACGGCAAGAGTATAGGCATCATCCTCGCCAGATGAGTATGCCTGCAGCTCATAAACACCCGGCACATCAATATTGGCAGTTAAGTTATTGACTAAGGCAACATTGGTTGCATCATAACTAGCCCAAGTTGTTTCACTAGGTAAGTCATTCCAAGTAATAGTTCCACTTAAATCTGACCATGATTGTAAAAAGGCTTCACTAAGAATGTTAAGAATACGTGTGCCGTCAAACTCTTTTGCATAGTTGCTACCGCCGACTAAGTGACGGTTTAGCTGCGACAAAGGGCCAACGGCTGTAATGGTGTAAACGGCAATTGAGCCGTCTGATCCGTATGCCTGCAGGCTGATGTCAATATCAGAAATAATGCCTGCAAAGATTTCTTGTGTTCCAGTTGTTCCCTTGTCTATCGAGATTGACACGGATTGACTCAAGGCTACGTTCAACGGGTCGCTGGCATCAGTCCAAAGGCTGATTGAGGCAAACCCGGGCTGTGGTTGTTGTGTTACATCGTCACGGCCAGATCGGATCGATATAGATGAGATCGTGTTATCCGCGTATGTTGTAGCCCCTGCAAAGGTCACAGTCGGGTACGGGTCATAGGTGGTCACAATGTAGCCCCGACTAGATTTACTGCCCCTGTACGCCTTGATGAGTCTTGTAATAGGCGCTCAATGCTACGGCGAGCAGACTCGCCATCAATAACACCATTCATAATTATGGTTACACCGCCGCTGCCAGAATCCGGACGTATTGATCCCGAGCCACTTGGTACAAACATTTCAGGACCAAATTCTCCAACTCTGTAAGCGCCACCAGCTCTAACAGATCCTCCGGCTGGTCTCGCACCAGAATTAAATAGTGGCGTTGTGTCAGTTCCCTCAGGCCCAAATCTTTCTCCAACACCCATGCCAAGGTCAAGCAAATCTAATGCGCCAGCGCCTAAAGACTTTATTTTTTTGTATGAAGTAGCAATAAAATTAATTGCAGTTGCGACAGCGTTTAAGGCATCTGCAAAGTTTTGCAAATTACTTGTAGCCCCAGTCGCAGCCGATCCACTTAATGCGCCAAAAATTTGACCAAATGAATCGGCAACTCTACGCAAAGCCAAACCTAAGTTATAAGCGCCACTGCCTTGTCCATCATAATTGCCAGCAAGTTCACGCGCCCTTTCGCTTAGACTTTCTGGATCATTGCCACCCAACGCGGCTGCAACAAAATTGGCTTGAGTAACTAAATCTCTCATGGTAGGCAAAAGTCCTACACCAATGGTTGTTTTTAGATTTTCTAATTGAGCATTTAGTATTTTCTGTTGAGCAGCTAAACCCTCTGATGTACGACTAAAGTCACCTTGAGCATCTTTGGTCTGATCCAAAATGGCTTGGTAACGTGCCAAAACTTTTGATGATTCAGTTAATTGATTTTTAGAATCTCTTTCTAATTCTGTACCTGTCCGTGTTTCATAATTTAATGCTGCTTGATCTAAAGTAGCTGCTGAAATCAAAACACCGTATTTGCGGATTGGTTCGGCTTCACCGCGCATTGCAGACCCAATGGCAGCAATGGCATCCTCTGCTTTAGTGTTATAGAAAGATGCTAAATCGCTGGCTAAAACGGTAGAAGTTTTGCTAAATTTCGCTAGGTCTTGGCCTGTTAAACCAGCATTCTTTCCCAGCACTGCAAAACTTCCGGCAGCTGCCATTGCCTCTTTTTTGCTTATACCTAAAGATTTATCTGCAGTTTCTGCAAATGCTTTAATAGTATTAGCAGTTTCACCAAAAATTACTTCGGTTTTAGAAATTTCCTCGGTAAGATCACTAGCTGCCTTTACAGAATCTAAACCAATTTTTATTGCAAAAGCGCCAGCGGCTGCGCCAGCAACGGCAAAAGATGCTGCCATTGCCTTGGAATATTTACCAACTTTGTTTCCAAAAGACTTTGTGCTTTTGTCTGCCTTGTCCATGCCATCAAGAAACTTTTGGACGTCAGCTAGTAGTGAAAGTTTAAGTGTACGTGTATCAGCCATTATGAGGTCCTCGCCCAGTTATCCATTACTTTATTAACCGCTACAAACCATTTGCGTTTAATTTCTGGTTGCATAGCCTTGAGAGTTGGGAAAATCCAATAACCAGTATTTCCCCTGCCCTCACGTGATGTTCTTGGTGGGAATCTGTAGCCGCCATTTGCAAATGCATTTTTATTTCCAAATGCGTTACGATCTCCACCAAATTCGTTACCAAATAAAATTTGGCCGGCATTTGCACCTCCAGATGCTCTACCTTTTGAGCCACCTATATACACAGTTGGTACACGATCTCTGGCAGCTCGAACTGTCGCAGCTGCAATGGCTGCTTGTTTAGGATAAAAAGGATGTGCGTATCCTGCCTGTTGAATGTTTTGAGCAGTCCAAGCACTTATTGCATAAACATCATTTTTCAACTGAAAGTTTGCTTCTTTATCCATTAAAGTAAGCGCTTTAAGCAATCCACGATAATCAGTAAGGTCTGGTTTCACGGTCATACTTGTTCGAGTATCAGCCATTGTGTCCGTTCCTTTCTCTAATCAGCGTAAGTGCTGTATTTACATCTGAAAGTGTCCACTGATACAGATCAGACAAGGGAATCCCGGTAGTAACCGCTATTCTGACAAGTCCGTCTGCAAGTTCTCTTTTGGGTTATCATCAATTAACTCAAACCCCTCAAACTCGTTTTCAACCCACACCCTTTGGTTTGGTAACTGTGTCTTACCTTGCGCCTTTGCCGCTTTGTAAAGCATGCAAGTGAGCACATCCAAAGATCCCGCGCTAATCTTTTCAACCGCTTGGGTGACTGTTAAACCAAGTTCGCGTTCAATCTCGATCCAAAGCCAAGTGGATTCAGCATCTACTATGTAGTTATTGCCCTGTTTTGTGGTGATGTTGTATTGCATAATGGTTGCCCTGTTCTGCTAGTTAGGCTCTTGCGACTGTTCCATCCTCAACAACAAAGCTGAGGCTGGTTGTTAGTACGTCTGTGGCAGCGCCACCGACTGTTGGAAATACTGGAAATACGTTGCCAGTGAATGTGTCACCGTTTACATCAAATGAGAATGCAAGCGATGTATCTGGTGCGCTGTTCGCTGCATCCCAAAGTGCCGAGATAATACCTGCACTTGAAGTATCGTCTAAGTATAGTTCCACATTTAGTGTGGCGGTCTTATCAACGGTCTTGTAAGCGCGACCCGATAGGACTTCAAGTACCTGCTGGTTGTTTTCGCGCTCTAGTGTAACTGTTGATGCTTGGTCAGCGTATGACACAGAGTTGATGCTCAAAGTCAGATTCCGACCAGTTATGTATGTTGCTGGCATGACTTGCCTTTCTAGTTGGTTGTGACCATCTCTATGTTGAGTTGGCTGATAAGCATGTCGGAGTTTCCGATTTGCTGGACTGTGGGTTGTGACCATCCACCCAAAAACGAAATGTTATTGGCTAGTAGGTCGGTGACACTAAAAATTAAAGTTTCCAAATTTTTCAAAGCAGCCCGGTTGTCCGCTGCATTGACAATGACTGTGATGTCAAAGCGAACATTGCAACGAGCGCCACCAATGGCACTTACTGTTATGTAAGGCGATCCCGGCACAAGCACAATTGCTGGCGGGGTAATGTTTTCATTTGGGTATGCGTAAACTACTCGCCCGGCAGCTGCAAGAGTTGCGGCGAGTGCATCACGGTAAGTCGCTAGATCAGCCAATGTAGCCTCTGGTATCTAGGTGCTTACCTAGTAATCCAGATACTCGGGTAAGCATTGAGCGACCTAAACGGTAAGGCGCTGGGGATTGGAAGTCCACACCTTGCTGGCCAAGTGTGCCAGTACGTGTAATCCAGATGTCACAGGCAACGGCCATAGCAGCTTCTCTGACTTCTGGCGTGGTGTCATACAGAGTGGCTTGGCTGGTTAATACTGCTCGCCCATTAGGTATGACATGGCGCTTGGTTATGTTTGCGTTTGTAATGGCAGCCTCAAAGAATGTAACGCCATCCTCTTGGCCTACTGTCGTCACAGTGCGCGATCCATCAAAAGGTGCGCCACACTTGCTAACTGTTAATGCTTGACCAACTACAAAAGTGTTGTCGTAGCAATAAAAGCGAGCCACATTACTTGTAAGTGATACGCCTTTAATAGACACATCATCAAAAGTTAAATAAGAAAGGATTATGTTTTCGGCGCTATCTGCAACGGCCTGCACAATTGCATCAGCATAGATGTCACCAATACCAAGTACGGCTTTTAACTCGCTTAGT